CCCAAACAAAAGAATGGGAAGAAGTAGATAAACAAACAGATAAATAGTAGTATGACTATTTTAGACTCGTACAATAGACAACCAGATAAGTTAGATTATGCTGAACCTACAAAGTTTAAGTTTAGTATAATTAAACTACCTAAAGTAGAGTATTTTTGTACGGCTGCAAATATACCTGGTATCTCACTAGGTCAAGCAAGTCAACCCACACCTCTTAAAGATGTGCCATTACCTGGTGATAAACTAGATTATGACAATCTTACAATATCATTTTTAGTAGATGAAAATTTAGAAAATTACAGAGAGATACATGGTTGGTTAACAGGTCTAGGTTTCCCTAAAGATCATTTACAATTTAGAAATTTACAAAACGCAGGTAGTGATAGATTTCCTACTACCTCAAATGTCGGTATAAGTAAAGAATTAGGAAAAGTGTCTAAAGCAGTACAAGATGACGGAGGACTCTATTCTGACGCAACCTTGTCAGTCCTAACTAGTAAAAATACGAAGAACCTCGAAGTTAGATTTAGGGATTTATACCCTATATCATTATCGGGATTAGATTACAATCAACAAGAAACAGATATACAATATTTAAGCGCTACGGTCAGTTTCGCATATAAGATATACGAATTTGCAGGTGTGTCATCAAGCACAACCGTAGAAACTACTACATAACCTTGACTTTTTAAAGAAAAGGTGTTATAATATATAATGAGATTATAAAAGAACTGGAGTGATATGACATTAGAAGAACTACAAGAACTAGCCGATAAAGATTTAAAAATTAATGATACTGAATTAGATTTAGAATCACTAAAGATACCACAATTACATAACAAATATTCAAAGTTTCATACTAAATTTATCCATCTTTTAAAGAAGACTGAAGGTGAAAGAGATAGATTAGTTAGAGAAAAATGGGAGTATTATACAGGTAAATCTGCACCGTCTGTTTATCAAGTAAAACCATTCAATCTTAAAATACTAAAACAAGATGTGGATAAATATTTAAAGTCAGATGAAGATATAATTAGAATTGAACAAAAGGTAACCTATGTTCAAAGTGTTGTAGATTATTTGGAAAAGACTATTCGTATTATAACTAATAGAACATTTCAAATTAAAAATGCAATCGAATGGCGTAAGTTTACTAGTGGAGTTATTTAATGATTTTAAAACATAACTATTACACATTTCCAGGTGCTATCTCTAAAGAAAATTGTCAGAGAATAATACAGCATGGTTTAACAACTATGAACGTATCAAAACTACAAGACCCTAAAAGTATTGTTGCAACAACATATGGTAGTAAAGAAAAAGGAACAGACGAAAATTTAAAATCTGCATTAGGTAGTTTGACACCACGTGGAGCAAAGAAAAAAGGTGTTAACTTAAATAGTGCATATGTAAGAGATAGTTATACGTCATGGTTAAGTGAAAAGTGGATGTATGATCTTATTATGCCTAAAGTGCATACAGCAAACAAAGACGCAGGTTGGAACTTTGATTTAAAAGATAGTGAGATGTTTCAATTTACAGTTTATAAACCAGGTGGTTTCTATGGTTGGCATACTGATGGTAGATCAGATCACTTTGGTAGTTATAGGAAAGCAATACCAGGAATTAGTAAAAAAAATAAATTTGGTAGGTTTTCTGAAGGTTTAACTGATAATGACTTTATGGTTGGGTTGAATAGAAAAATATCAGTGACTATTAACTTAACAGATAAGACAAATTATAAAGGTGGTGACCTAAGATTTGACTTTGGTACTCACTCTGCTAAAAGGTATCATACAATAAAAGAGGCAAGAGAACAAGGAAGTATTATTGTATTCCCTAGTTTCTTAATGCACCAGGTTACACCTGTCACCAAAGGTACTAGATATTCGTTAGTGTTGTGGACACTAGGACCCCCTTTTAAATAAGCCATAAATAGTTATATGAACACACAAAAAAATATAGAATTTTTTAATAAACATAATTATCTATTGATAAAACAGTTTATTCCTAAGAGTCTTGCTGACTTCTTATATCATTATGGTAAGACATATGTTCTTGCAGCTGATGTAATGGTAAAAACAAAGTTTCCTAAATATGATGAAGACTTGCATGGCTCATTTGGTGACACGCAAGTGCCTAATACTTTTAAACGATATGCTGATCCCGTAATGGAAGCACTATTGTTATATGCTCAAAAAGGCATGGAAAAGAATACAGATATAAAACTACAACCCACTTATAGTTATTGGAGATTATACAAAAACGGCGATGTATTACATAGACATAAAGACAGACCTAGTTGTGAAATATCAACAACATTATGTTTGGGTTATGATTTAGGAGACATAAAAGACAAGAATTATAATTGGCCGATGTTTGTAGAAGAGACTGGTTCATATAAAGGTTTACCAGGTAAACCCGTACACATGGAACCAGGTGATATGATTATTTACAGAGGTGCGTTAATAGATCACTGGAGAGAACCATTTGAAGGCAGAAATCACTGCCAAGTATTTTTACATTATAATAATTTAGAAGGCCCGTATGGTAAATTAACAAAATATGATACAAGGCCTTTTGTCGCTCTACCAGGTGATTTTGTAAATCCCGAAAGAAGAAAACAGGTAAAAGCAGTACATGATAGTTTAATTGATGTTAGACTAAAAAAAGAGGGTATTGATCCTGTAAAATACGGTCATAGAAAATATGATCCTGATGGTAAAAAAAATGACAGCGACAATAAAGATAAGAAAAGTTAATGATGTATATCTTCAAATAGAAGCTGACGCTGATATTAGAAGAGAGTTATCAGACTATTTTTCATTCGAAGTACCCGGATACAAATTTACTCCACAATATAGAAACAGAGTTTGGGATGGTAAGATAAGATTATATTCTTACGCTACAGGACAACTCTATGTAGGTCTATTAGAATACTTAACTGATTATTGTAAAAAGAATAATATAGAGGTAGATCGACCTTATGATCTACATTCTACACCAGGAGCTTTTGTTAACGCTGATGTGGATTCTTTGTTTGAACAATTTAAGTTATCTATTAAACCAAGAGATTATCAACAAAAGGCTTTTAAGCATTCATTAAATAAAAAGAGATGTTTATTGCTGTCGCCTACTGCCTCTGGTAAATCACTAATCTCATATCTGTTAGTAAAATATTTTTTGATGAAAACATCAAATTCAAAAGAAGGTGGTGATGTATTACCTAAAGGTAAAAAAGTATTAATCATAGTGCCTACAACTTCACTAGTAGAGCAGTTATACAAAGATTTTAAAGAATACGGTTGTGATGTAGATAATATAATCACTAGAAAATACCATGGTTATGAAATAGATGAAAGTAAACCTGTATTAATATCTACTTGGCAATCTTTATATAAACTACCTAAAGAGTTTTTTGCTCAGTTTGGTGCTGTGATAGGTGATGAAGCTCATTTGTTTAAGGCAGTTTCATTAACAAAAATAATGACAAAACTTGTAGATTGTCCTTGGCGTATTGGTATGACAGGTACTTTAGATGGTAGTAAAACACACAAACTAGTATTAGAAGGATTGTTTGGGTCTGTAATGCAAGTAGCAAAAACAACGAAACTTATAGAGAAAAAACAACTTGCTAATTTAAAAGTATATTGTTTAATTTTAAAATACCTAGATGGTACTGCTAAAAAATTATCTGGTGTAAAATACCATGAAGAATTAGAATATTTGGTTACAGATGAAACTAGAAATAAGTTTATTAGAAATTTAACCTTAGATTTACAAGGTAATAGTTTAGTGTTGTTTCAGTTAGTAGAAAAACATGGTAAAGAATTATATAAAATGATAAAAGAAAAAGCAGGTGATGACAAACAAGTCTTTTTTGTATATGGTGGTGTTGACGCTGAACAAAGAGAAAAGGTTAGAGAGATCACTGAAAAATCTGATAACGCTATTATTGTTGCAAGTTATGGCACATTTAGTACAGGTATTAATATAAGAAATTTACATAATTTAGTTTTTGCTAGTCCTAGTAAATCTCGTATTAGAAACCTACAAAGTATTGGTAGAGGTTTAAGAATGGGTGATAATAAATCACAAGCTACTTTATATGATATTGCTGATGATTTGACGCACCGAGAT